GTCTGCTATCTTAACGGAGGCCGTAGAAGACTCATCCATCTTAACAATAAACTCTAAAGGATTAACATAGTAGACCTCAGTGTAACCAGATCCTGTGACAGCTGTGTTGTACGATAAGCTCTCGATATTCTTAACATTGCTTGGGTACTTGAAGTGAGTAGGTCTGGTGCTGTCTGATAACGAAGTTAACTTGAGTAGCTGCCTATGCTCAGGGATGTCACGTGCTGACACAATGTTGTAGTATGTGTCCTCAATAACGGAGGCTACTTGCTGGGCCTCAATGGTTTCACTAATGGCGTTAACATCCTCTGAGTCCATGTCACTCAGAATACTTTGGACCATCTCAAGGAGTGTACGTTTCATTACTCAGGAACCCCCATGATTGACAAGAAGCCTGAGGCGTATTGTACAGTACAAGCAGCATCAGCCAAAGAGAATACTTCTATGTAGTCATTGGTGCTGAGTGACGTATAACCTGAGACTGAGATACTTCCCCATGATCCTGAGCTAATCGTGCGGATAGTCCGTGAGCCAGGAAGCTCAACACCGTTCTTGTAGATGATCCACTGTACATCCCTGCTTGAGCCAGAGGCTTGCTTTGTAGACAGCGTAAGGACCATGTGAGAAGAGATGTCTTCTGTTCCTGTGTACGTAAGTCTAGCGTTAGGACTAGAAGTACCAGTAAAGCCATTAGACTCTGATACTGTGAATGTTGGGTTAATAACGGTAGCCGAAGTAGTGGCACTGTGGGAATACGCAGGTGTGGTAGAATCAAAGGGAATATACGCACCGATGAAGCGGTGGTTCTCTACCCATGAGCCTGACCCTGTGCCATTAGCTACGTACACCTGACCTGTACCAGCGGTAGCAATGCCCTTGGGTTCATGTAGGTATGGATCTGTGAGTGTTGAGTGATTTACGTTAGCCATCGTAGCTCCTATAGGGATATACTATTGCCCCTGCCAAGGTTTAATTTATTATACACTAACAAATAACTTCTGTCAATAGAAAAGTGAGGTGCCCCCGAAGGGACACCCCGTTAGTCTTACACAGCAGGGTTAGTTACGATTGTAACGATACCTTCTGGGCGGTACTTCTTAACACCATAACGAGCAGTAGTTACATACTCATGACGCTGGAAGTCTTTGTTGTACTCATAGTCAACCTCAGGCATTTGACGCCATGCACCCACGAATGGGTTAGCAGTCGCATCTGCTGAGAAGAACAAGTTTGCAACACCGTTGTTTGTAGAGAAGTCGTTAGCTGTTGTGCCATCTTTTTCCAAGAGAGCAGCGTCAGCAACAGTTGTCTTCAAGTAGTTGGATGTGTATACATCGAAGCCATAGACGTTGGCTACAAAACGCATACCAGTCGCAACACCATCACGAACAATACCTTCAAACATTGGGTTGTTTGACACATTGACCAAGTTAGTCAGAGTGTTCAGTTGGTACTCAACAGATGGATCAACGATAGCAACCAAGTTACGATCAGGTACATTGGATTTCTTCAAGGCATAACGTGCCCATGCGAAGTCTTCCAATTGCAGTACACCAGCGTTACCGCCAGATACACGGTGAGCAACACCGTCCAGAGTTTCTGCGGAGTTAGCTGTAACACCTACTTCAGGAGCAGCAAAAGTAGTTGCTTCGAAGTGCTCCATGATCGCACGTTCTTGCTCAGGAACGAAACGTGCCTCAAGCTGTGCGCTGTAGAAAGAGTCCTGTGCGGCCTTCTTGGTGATGTAAGAACCCGACTGGAGGTACTTGTCTACAGTGAAGGAGAACTCAGCTGTGTCCATAGGAACGTAGGCAACTTGTGCATCTTCTGTGTAGTCAGATACAGTTGTCTTACCGATGGTTGGGATAGTGAATGTGTCACCGTCTGGGAATCCATCAAGCATACGTACATAACGCTGTGCTTGCATTTCATCACGGAGGATGTCTTTAAGCTCAGAGGAGTAAACCTCTGCACGGATTAAACGCTGTGTGTCAGCGTTGGAGGAGATCATACCAGCCATTGTGCTAGTCCTTTTCTAAGAGAGTTTTAGTTATTACCGAACCTATCACCCATCTTCACTTTATCTGCCATAAGCATCTGCTGTGTTTTTGGTTGATAGTATTCATTAGGATTCTCCCGGCGGAGCTTCTGGTAGTATGCCCAATTACGTTCTGCCGAGACTTGCATATTGACACCTTCAGTTCGTACTGAGCCTTGTACCATGGGATTGTTTAAGGCTCGTGGTGCTTCACCGATAAGAGTAAAGAAGGCGTTAGGGGACTCAGCAGCAATATCACGTAAACGATCCATTGACATACCTAGTTCTTCTGCTTTCTTCTTGACGACAGCTGCGGCTTCTGTGCCGAAACTCTCAACCAAACTCTTGTCAACCTGAGTTAGATTCTGCTGTATAGTAGTATCTTTCTCACGCTGCGTTAGTGTCTGTTCAACAAGGCTCTTCAAGTGTTCCTCACTAAGGTTCGCAGTGGTGTTCTGTTCCTCAGTGTTACCGTTATCATTAGGCGCTCCAGTCTTCGCTGCGGTAGAGTCAGCGGCCTTATTCTGGAGTTGTTCAAGAACTTGGGCTTGATACTCTTGCTTCTTCATATCCTCACGCATTTGGTTAAGTTGCTCTTCAAGAGTTTTAATATAACCGTCTGCTTCGAGTTTACCTTTAGCTAAAGTCTCAGGGTCTTTCCAGTTCTCTCCCTTTGCCTCTACGAGCTTCTGTACATAAGATTCCTGTGGTTGGGCTTCTTGTGTTGTCTGCTCACTGGTCTGTTCGGTCTGTGTGGTTGCAGCCCCGTCAGTAAATACCATTTTTTATTCCTTATCTAAGTTGATGAGATCAAGCACTTGGTTTAGTGCTCTGTTAAAACCAATCCGATCAGCCTGTTTGAATGCCCAAGATGGACTATCGTAATCGGCTGTTGGTGGTGTGTCCTTGAGCATAGGCTCTAGGATTTCTTTGAGACGATCTAGGCTTTCCCTATTTGACAAGATGGTCTGTCGTACCTTATTCTTGTCGTCCTTCGTCTTGCATTCTTTGTACCATGCGGCCTTCATTTAGAGACCCTTCTCGATGGCAATCTGTTGTTCTTCTTCGAACTGGACCTGTGCCTCAGTAGCAATCTTCTGAGTTTCCATCTGCTCGATGACGGTTATATTCTCTGCGAACAGTGCTGGTTCACCTAGTTCGTCAGCCAACAGACGAGCAAACTCTTTACCTGACAAGTGAGCAGCCATAGTAGGATCTGACAACTTAAGCTGGTAGAGTTGCGTCAGGCTCTGCACACGGTTAGCACGTTCAGCAAAGTGACGAGCACCCATGGGAACGATCTTACCATTAGCCTTAATGTCTTCCTTAGTGATCTGCTCAAAGAAGGCAATGCCTGTGTCTTCGTTAAGGATACGAATGGTGTCAGCATAATCCATGTTACGGCGTGATGCCTCAAGCATGGCGTTAAGGATAGGCTCAAGGAACACACGTTCAAAGTGTGCTGTCTTGTGTTGGAAGATACGACCAGCAGCAGTCATAAGCTGGTTAACCTCAAAGGCTGTCTTCTCTCCTGCACTACGGATACCCATAGCCTCACGAGGAGCACCTGCAAGCATCTCCATCTTGTTCTCTAGGTTCTGGATCTGGAAGTCAGCGTTAAGGGCTGTGGCATCTGGTGCTAGGTAACCTACGTCACCCTCTTCACCCAAGTAAATACGAGAGCCAGGTTCGAAGTCGAAGTCTTCTACATCCCCACGGATCTTCATGATGGGGTAGGCAATCTGATCGAACACATCAGCCTTGAGGTTTTCCAAGTGGTCAATGCGGTACTGCATACCTACGAGGTTGTCCAGTGGTCCCATGGCATACAGGTTGTCAGGGCGTTCACGCCAACCAGCATGGAAGACAGGAGCCTTACCTAACCAGCTAGGGTTCTGTTCGTTGAGCAGAACGTAAGCACGATCAACAACAGTAATGACACGGTTCTTATGGAAGACCCCTGAGTCGTTGTCATAGATGTCTCCGTAGAACGTAAGTAGCTCCACGTAGTTAGACTCATAGTATTCCTGTAAGGAAGCAAAACCATCAGCAATGAACCCCTGAGACTTTGACACATCAATGTCGTTGCCTGAGGCATGTGCACGGTTACCTAGCATCTTCTCTAGGATCTGACCCATATAGGCATTGTCGATGGAGGCGTCTACCTTACGAGCAATCTCCCCAAGTGTGACAACTGATCGAATGATCTTAGGGCTTTCCCCAAAGGATGGAGCCAAGGGATTAAAGCATACATCGAAAGGGCTAAGACGTACCAGCTTAGGGCCAACGTAGTTAACGACACGTTCTCCTGTGTCCTCATACTCAGTGTAGTCCTTGACAAACTCTACAGTAGCAAAGCAGTTACCGTATTGGATGTAGTCATTGATTAGCTTGCTGGTTGTGTTCTCAAAGTCAGACTGACGGAGCTTGCTCTGCATGTATGCCTGGATAACATCACGCTTACTCTTAACGTCAGCATCCTGATCGTTAGCTTCAAAGCGGAACCAACGCTTCTGTGGGAACAGAGCAGAGAAGTAGTTAGCATGAAGGTTGTCTGCAATCTGTGTCAGCTTAGGTGTGGTTGTGCTGTTGGTCCAGGGTAGCTTGCTGTTGCTGGTGGTACGTGTGTCTGTTGCGTAGATGTAGTTACGTAGTTCTTTCCACTCTTCCAGCTTAGGCTGACGAGCTTTGTTCCAAGTGGACCAACGGTCAGCAATATCCACAGCCAATACGTGTGGGTCAATTATAGTTTGCAGGTCAATCGTTGTTCCAGCCATTAGAAGGAGACTCCACCAAATCTTGAGTTAAACTGTACGACATTATCTTTTTGTCTACGTACAGTACGTGCAGGTTTAATAGCCATGTCTACCACAGATGCCAAAGCGTCAATAACGTCATCGTGTGGTGGGTTACGGGATGACAACTCTTCTTCTAGTACTTGAGTGTTACCACCTCTGTAGTGCCACATACTAAGGTTGTCATACCTAGGTTCTAAAGCCGAGGCTATACGTTCCTGCTTATTACCTTGGTTCTTGTTAGGTCTAAACTCCTCGATGCTTATCGAGAGACCGTGTTGCTTGACTAACTCTTTTAACTGCTTAACGATAGCTACCTGAGCTACTGTAGTTTCAGCCCTGAGCTTACGGAAAGACCACTTGGTTGACAAATGAAAGATGTGGTCAAAGTACTCAGAGATACGATCTGTCTTAAACCTGTCGATGTCTAAGACGTATACATTGTTCTCTGCATCAATCCCTATGACAACGATGGCTGTGTAGTCAGCCTTCTTGGAGAGGCTAAAAGCAAAGTCAACTGCGGCATAGACGTTCAGTTTATTATCTTTATAGAACCAGTAACCATTGTCTTGCTTAAGGTGCTTACGGTCATAGTACTGAAACTTGTCGGAGCCTACGGGTACGTTGTCAGGATCACTTGGGTCATTGTAGTACTGTGCTCTGAACTGTCCCTTGTCTAGGTACTGCCCACGTTTCTTAGCCAAGACCTTAATGTCGAACCCAAACCACTTACCGTCTTTACGTTGACTACGAGGCCACAACATCTGACCTGTGCCATCACCACTGTCCTCTACTGGCCTTTCGAATACCTCATAGATATTCTCTTCGCCTATCTTGTTACCTTCGTCATCGTACTGATCCTCTACCATTTGGAGTAGATCATTGTACAAGTCTGCTGGGTGGTATCTGGTGCCTACGACCCATTCCTTAGCATCGGCACCCTCGATAGATGACAAGAGAGAGTATTGGCTCTTTACCTTGTTACGGCCTTCCCCTGTGTATGCGTTCTCATAAACAACAACATCATCTAGAACTGCAATGTCACAGTGCATCCCTGTAAGAGAAGTAGTGAGACCACCAGTAAAGACAGAGGGGTCACGAACATTCTCTTTCTTACGTGCTGGGTGATCCAACATAATCTCTGAGTTGGTCCAGCGAGTACGTTTGCCCTCATCAGCGTTAACATGCTCAGGCCAGTACCTAGAGTAAGTCTCAGAAGTTAAGATACCCTTGACAAACCCTAGTTGTTTCTCCGCAAGGTTAGCCGTGGCTGAGATGTAAAGGATACGTAGGGTAGGATCTTTGGTTAGTTCCCACGCAACCCTGTAAGCTATAAGACGAGACTTACCGTGGTCACGAGGGAACAGGAGTAGCTGGTGTGACTTGTGGTCTTCTCTTGTCCACCAATCACAAACCTCTTCATGGCATTGCCCTAGGACTTGCTCAGGGGCTACCAGCTTAATGAAAGTAGTTAAGTCACTCTCAGCTGCTAACCTAATCTGATCTTGTGTTGCCATTGTATTCTGCTACTTCTTATTTGTCAAGAGTTATTCTTAGTCAGCCTCAGATACCACAAGCGTCCCAGCTTCTA